GGTATAATACAAAAACACAATACAGCAATACTACAGCAAATAAGAGGAACTATCATATGTCTTTTGCAGAACTAAAACGAAATAAAAGCTCAATCTCTAAACTCATCCAAGCAGCCGAAACTGCTGGCGGTGGTGGAGAAAAGAAAAGCTACGGTGATGATCGTATCTGGAAACCAACAGTAGATAAAGCCGGCAACGGCTATGCTGTCCTACGTTTCCTTCCAGCCGGTGAAGGCCAAGAACTTCCTTGGGTTCGGTATTGGGATCACGGTTTTAAAGGCCCAACTGGCCAATGGTACATCGAACGGTCTCTTACATCAATTGGCCAAACAGATCCTGTCGGTGAATTGAATTCCAAGTTATGGAATACAGGTATCGAAGAGGATAAAGGAACTGCACGCCAACAAAAGCGTCGGTTACACTATGTCTCAAATATTCTAATTGTATCAGATCCTGCTAATCCTGAGCGTGAAGGCAAAACCTTCTTGTATCAGTATGGTAAGAAAATCCATGACAAAATCATGGATATGATGCAGCCAGAGTTTGCGGACGAAACTCCTACAAATCCGTTTGATATGTGGGAAGGTGCAGACTTTAAACTTAAGATTCGTAACGTTGAAGGCTATCGTAATTACGATAAGTCTGAGTTTGCTTCTCCTGCAGCTATCTCTAGCGATGAGGATAAGCTTGAAGCTCTATATAATGGTATGTACGATCTAGCAGAGTTTGAAGATCCTAAGAATTATAAAACATATGCTGAGCTTAAAGCCAAGCTTATGAAAGTTCTTGGTGAATCTGCAGATGCCGGTCAGCAGTCATTGGCCCAGGCTGCTCAAATGAATGAGCCAGCACCTGATCCAATGATTAATGCTCCGGTAACGGCAGAGTCTATTAGTGAGAAATCAAATGATGATGACACACTATCATACTTTGCCAAGCTTGCTCAAGACGATTAAAATGCCCCTGGCATAAGAGCAAAGGGATCGCCTGCAGAGGCGGTCCCATTTAAGTTTGTGGAGTTAGCACTAGAAGAATTATTGTTTGCAGTATTAGTTGTATTATTATTAACAACAACCGATTGTAAATTTGATGCTAGCTGAGCTTGCAATGACTGAAGATTTGCTAATTCATTGCCAGTTTCACTCTGTAGCTTATTGACTCTTGAAGCGCTTTCGGTGTCCCTATTATCAATACGAGTTTGGGCTGCAGCTCTAGTGCCTGCATCACCTACACCTACATCAATTGCTGGGATAAGATTAAACGCCGGTGTAAGAAATGTTTCAGGAATATTAATTTCAGGAAGTTTAAATCGGAAATTCTTAGAGATCATTAAGTATATTTCATCACCAAGATTTGCTATGAAGTTAGCAGCCCTTTCGAAGCTTGCCTTAAATCCGTTAACCAACCTTTTAACACTGAATGATATCTGTGCTACTAAAATATCCTTCATCAGGCCAATGTTATCACTAAGAGCTGTGACTATATCAGACAGGCTAAATGACAGTCCGCCTAGATTAACCTCACTACTAAACTTACTTGATAACCAATTTTTAACGCCGTTAAATGCCATTACAGCAAGATCACCTATACTATAGTCTTTCCATTTAGAAAGCTCTTCGGCTTCTTTATTAAACCCTAGTTTGCTGGCTAGCCATGATGTAATACCTAAGATTGCGTCTTTGACAAGGTTAGGTACGATTGTCGTCACATTGATTAGTGATGCAATAATGCCTTCGACACCCTCATCAAATACAAATAGCTTTTTGACATAATCCCATGCGCCGGTTACCATATCTCCTACTATAGTTGCGATGCTATCAGTAACCTTTGTTACACCGTCTACAGACCACTTGAATATACCAGTAAAATAATCAAACACTGGTTTTATAGTATTATCATATATCCACATACCTAGGCTGGCCACGCCATCAAGAAGTGTTGTCCATAATTGCTTTAATGCTTCTACAGGATTTGTGAACAGCGTACCGAACCATTCCATGACATTAGTAATCATATCTTTTATTGGTTTAACAAAGTCAATACCTTTTAGCCATTCGGCGCCTTCATCAAAGCCAAGCTTCTTTAGACCCCATGCCATCAGATCCTTTAAAAGGTTTAGCGGTGCACCAATGAAGTCTGCAAGTGCAGTACTAATACCGGCCGTAAACTTTTCATATAGCGTTCCTTCGGTGCCAATAAAGTCTGTGACACCTTTGAAGGCTGACACCAGAACACCGATAGGCCAAAGTATTTTACCAAATACTGCTAAAAGTTTTGTTGCTCCACCCTTCATAAAGGTAACTATCTTTGATCCAAAACCACTCGTAAAGAATTCACCAATCGCAGCCGAGGTTTTAGTGATAGGACTAAACAGCGATTTCATCTGGATAAGGAATCTGCCTATCCTTGGAGACTTAAATTTACCATCTTCGCCCTGCAAAGCAATAAGCTTTCCATCAATGCCGATACCAAATCCTTTGAGTATGCTTGCTTTGGCATTCTTAAATGCATTAGCTATTTGCCCACCAATAGATGTGATCTGTTTGCCATCTTCACCCTTAGGAAGAACCGCACTCATATTAAAAAATCTTAATACACGTGCCCGAACATTTAGAAATTTTTGATTAAGGGTTTTGGATAATGACTCCGGAAACAAATTGTCAAACTTAATATTACTAATTCGTTTTAGAATAGGAAGTTCCCATCCACGCATGCCCGCAAATGCAGCAGCTACAGCAGCAAGGCCTGCCGTAAAGCCTGCAAGCATTTTTCCAATGTTAGCAAGTCTACCAAAAAAAGCATTGATATTACCGCTAGCATTGTCAAGAGGCTTAAAGCCAGTCATTTCTTTTTGTACGACCTTAGGAGTTTTAGATCCTTCTAGCTTATCTTCTAGTCTGTCACCAGCACCACGTGCCTGCAATTTAAACTGCTTTGCAAAAGTAGAATTAAGCTTCATAATAGCGTCAGTCGTATTTGACTGCGCTTTATTACCTTTTGCAATTTCGTCTTTTAAGTCAGACAGTGTTATTTTATCAGCCATTATCTTTTACTTTGCTGTTCCTTGGCTCGTTCATTTTCTTCTTTTATATGTTCAATGAGCATTGTTAAATATACCTCCCTTTCCCATGGTATCATCTCTTCTATTTCGGTTAATGAATAATGATGATGTTGCATCAGGGAGAAATTCGTCTTAAAGTATCCGATCAGAGATTCGTGAGAAAGGGCTATTAGAAAAAATCGTTCATACCCTCCAAGGTAATTTTATTTGTGTCACTGCATGATACACATGTAAACTCCACATCGTGTTTTAGTTTAGGCATCAGCTCAACATACTCACGGATCTTATCAAACTGCTCAGATGTGAGTGATTCAATGAAGTCCATGACTTCTTGTTTTGGTTCATCTTTCATACTAATGCGTTCATCACCAGTAAGAACTGAGTCAATACACTTAGCAATCATGTCAAAGGTTTGAGTAACCTGACTTGCTCCATCGGCCATGTCAAGATCGCCTAGATCAGAATATGTTGGCCATTTTAGTTGTACCGAGATTTCATCAGTTAGTTCTATCAGACTGATGACATTCTCAGGCATATCAATTTTAATTGATTCGAGCGGAATCACAACCTCATTGGCGTGATCGCACTCTTTGCATTTGATAGACACCTTAGATGTTTCGCCTACTGACTTAGATCTAATCTGTGTGAACATATATTCAACATCAAACGTCGTAAGCTTTGTGCGCTCAATATCTTCGCTAACACACGCAACAATAGTATCTACGATTGCAGCAAGTGATTGTTTTTGGTCCTGTGACTCCATCGCAAGCATCAGAACCTTCTCTTCTTTTACAAGATAAGGTCTAAAGCGGACAGCTTGTTGTGTCGACGGTATGGTAATATCGTATTTTGGTGTAGAGTTTAATTTAGGTAAAGCCATTTTATACTGATCTCCAGTCCTTATAGGACAATTGTACGTTCAATTCAACGAGCCCACCTTGCTCATTATTCAGTTGAATAGCATTCATGGTGGTAGGGAATGCCTTGTCAAGTACACACGTGTATATACTCTTTGCGTCTTTGAATAAATCAAAGTCTATATCGATGTTTAAACCAAATAGATTGAAGTTAATATCTACCGGTAAGTCGAGCGCTGCACCCTTTTGCAGTTGCTCTATTCGTACTTCAAACCCATACTCATCCGGGTAATTCAGTTCCTTATCTGTTATAATAAGATCTTGCCATTTCTCAAAATATTGACGCAGGCCATAGTCGTTAGTTACATAGAATGTCAGACTCACATCTTCTGATGCATAGCCATAAGCTTGCTTGACTTGCTTCATTCCAATGACACGTTCGTTAGTTAATATCTGTCTGCCCGGAAGCTGTACATCTTTACATAGTAAATTCAATTGACGAGTGGTCACAACACCTGGTAAGGCAGGTAAGTACACACGGAACATATTAGGTACCGCAATACCCTTACTGATAGCACCTTTAAATTCGTCTACTGAAAATGACATTAGATCATACTCCGTGAAGCTTTATAAACATTTGCTTTGCTTGACTTCTGGAAGTCTGCGGTCGGTAAGAACGTAGCAATTTCCCACTCAGGTGCGGGTACATGTGCAAACCTACTTCTTACCTGAGAGCCAAGATAATGTTTTACACATGGTTTATACCATTTAAGCTTCGATGTTTTTTGTAATAGTTCGTATGATACTGCAAACTTAGTTGACTGATCGTACTTCTTGTTGTTTGTTATTCCCATAAGCCCATCTAGCATCCTTGCACGCAGCGGAGGTGGTAGATAATGCAGGTTCAAACCCATAAATCCACCTTTGGCCGGACCAATAACAATAGTCAAAGGAAAGGTATCATAATAAGGCAGAGTAGCTTTATGCTTA